CGTTGTTTCAGTGTCCACGCTACCTGATGCATCGCCTTGGGGATCCCACGATATCTGCAAGCGACCCTTGTGGAACTTGGTTCCAACAACACGAATACGATAAATCATAGATCCGCGCCAAAATCGATAAAATCGTGACGCGTATCGTGTCGGGGTCATACAGTATTTCGTGCGGTTGATCGCACTTTCCTGTGTTTGCAAGTGTGGAGTCACATGGAAAGACACCAGATGAGTTGCAGATGCCTGGCTAGACACCCACGCAGTCTGGGCAATCCATGCCTCATGCGAACAGAATTCTGACAGAGCAAGCTCATCCACATCGGCGAGTCCCACGGTTTGTGGACTCAAGGAGACCTTGTTATCAGGATCCAAGCATAATTTGTCCAGGGGAAGACTTTGCTCGGTATTTGCCATTGCATGGAATGTCTTCACTTGCACAGCGCGAACGTCGTCCATCACAGGCTCATTGGAAAAACCTAGAGCCGTAGCGAGATCGGTCACCATACTTGCGCCTGCACTGACAGCAGCTCCAATTCCCGCCAAGGGAGGAATAGAGCTGACTGCATGTGCAACACGACCGACGGTGCGAGATACATTCGAGATTGGACCCTGCAACGCATTGATCGAGGTTGGTGCTGCAAGATGCACATCTTCTGCCCATGCATAGCATGATATCGTAATTTGGCCAGCGACTACAGCGTTGGCACTCTGGAGAGGCGAGAAGATTGAGTACGAGACATATCCGACTGAATTGAAATCTTCTTGTGAACAGATATTCAGATAGTCTCGCGGCCAAAAAAATGGCAAGCGCATCTCCACAGAACTCATATCTTGGGGCGTGATGTAAGGACCTGGCAATTGCGAGTAAGTCACTTGGTCTCCATTAGCTTGGCGCACACTCTTGAGAGGGTCGTAATTGACCTTCAGGAGCCCGTAATAAAACGGTGAAGCATTCAAGACAAACTTCAATCGAAGTGAACATTGCAAGCGTGCAAAGTTGTTCAACTTGGACTTGATGTGAGAATCGTTGAAAAAGAGGGACCACGGATTGAATCCGTTTTTCAGCAAACCGGAATCCGCTTGGGTCCACGTCCAAGTATTGATCAACACAGGTCGACTCAGATACTGCCCTAGATGTGCAATTTCATCATCGCGCATGAAGCGTGTGGGATCTGTAATGCTACGTACGACCTCAGCTGGAGCTGGTTGAGTATCGCCGAACGTAATGTTTTCTTGTTGCTCCTCAATCTGATTAGTCTCGATCTGTTCATCTCCTCGAGGCTCAATCATAGCAGTTTCCCTTTGTAACACCGGAGTCGAAGTGGGAAGGGACTTCGATCCTGT